GCTTGGCCGACACCATTTGCCGGGATCACATTGCGATGCTCACGAACGCCTTCTTCAAGGCGCGCGTCCAGGTCCAGCCCGTCGAGTCCATGGACATCGACAAGCGCAGCGCCGCGGAGTCCGTCCTCAAGTGGCTCCTCTTCCAGCACGTCTTGGATGACCTCCGGCGCGAAGTGCAGCTCGCCGCCAACTTCCGCGAGACCTACGGCCTCGCCGTCATGGCCGTTGACTGGATTCGCACCACGCGCACCGAGATCAAGTCATTCTCCATGGAGGACGCCATGGCCATGCTGCAGGAGTCGCAAGACCCGAACTTGCAAGCCCTCCTCGAAGTCGTCCTTGACCCGGAGCAAGAAGAACTCGCCGCCCAGCTCATGGGCGAAGTCATCCCGGAACTCGGCACCACCGCCAAAGTCCGCCAGTTCCGCGAGAAAGGCTTCGTCGAATGGGAGCAGCCCTACGTTTTTGAAAGCCGGCCCCAGTGGACCGCGCTTGAGCCTTGGGAAGACATCATCTTCCCCGCCCAGACCTACTCATTACAGCGTGCTGCGTTCGTTGCCCGACGCGAGCTAATGACCGAACCGGAGTTGCGCGAACGTGCCGCTGTAGAGGGTTGGGACGACAAATGGGTTGAGCAAGTCGTGGAGAAGAAAGGCGACATCCGCCGCATCTCGCTGAACCTCCACCGCAGCGACCAGTTCCTCTACGACCACCAGCGCGACATGATCGAGATCTGGCACGTCTACAGGAAGGAGCACGACGACCGCACCAAGGCCATGCGCGTCACCCGCACCGTCCTCAGCTACCACGTCCCGGATCGCACCGCCGTCCACGACATCCTTCCTTACGCCCACGCGCTCTATCCCTTCGTCGAGCTGCCCCGCGAGCGCGCCTCACGCCCCATCTTGGAATCCCGCGGCGTGCCGGAGATCGTCCAGACCGCCCAGGAAGAAGTCAAAATCCAACGCGACATGCGAGGCGACCGCGCCAGCATCGTCACCTTGCCCCCGCTCAAAACCCCCGCCGCGCGCGGCAAGATGGACCTCATCATGGGACCGGGCGTGCAGATCCCCGAGCGCCGCCCCGGCGAGATCACTTGGATGAACCCGCCGCAGCCCGACGCCGGCAGCATCGAAGTTGAGATGTCCATCCGCAACGACGTGGACAACTACTTCGGCCGCATCAGCGAAGCTGTCCCGCCGCAACGCTACATGCTCCACACCCAAGAGCTGGTCGATAGCTGGCTCTTGGACATGAAGCTCTGCCTCGTCCAGACGCTCGCCCTCTGCCAGCAGTATATGACCGCGGAAGAAGTCGCCCGCGTCACCGGCAACCCCAATCTCCCGCTCACTGCCAGCCCCGCCGACATCCGCGGCCGCTTCGACGTGACGTGCGAGTTCGACGCCCGGTTGCTCGACTCCGAAGCCCTCGGCGCCAAATTAGACTACCTCGCCAAAGTCCTGGTTCCCTTGGACAGCTTCGGCGTTATCGATCGAGTCGGCTTGGTCCAATACATGATGCAGGCAGTAGACCCAAATCTCGCCGGCATCCTCATCAAAGACATCGGCGCCGCCACCCAAGCCGAGATCGAAGACGAGCAAGGCGCCTTCGCAAAAATCGCCGCAGGCACCGAACCGCCACTCAAAGAAGGCGGCCAAAACGCGCAGGTCCGCCTGCAAACCTTGCAGACGATCATCCAGTCCAACCCCGCCGTCCAACAGCGCTACGCCCAAGACGAAATCTTCCGCAGCATGATCGACGCGAGAGCACAAGCCTTCCAGTTCCAGTTGCAGCAGCAACAAAACGCAGTCATCGGCCGCACCGGCGCCCAGCCCGCGCTGCAAAAGATGCAGCAAGACCAGCAGCTCGGCATGACCGCAGCTCCTTCCGCTTAATGCTCCTGCTGCCACCTGCCAACTGACTACTGCCAACTTCCCCATCCCATGCACCCCAACGTCTCAGTCAGAAACATCGCCGGTCTAAACATCCCGCAGCACAACGCGGTTGAGCTGAATTACGTCTCCACGACAAACAATCTTTCCACGGTGGTCTACAAAGAAGGCAGCCAGACAGTCGCCACGCTCACCTTCACCTATGTCGGCGGCACGCCGTCCTCGGATGACGCCAAGATCGCCACAGTGACCCGCAGCTAATGGCCATTAAGTTCAACCCGCTGACTGGCAACTTCGACTTCACCGGCTCCGGTGGAGGCGGCGGCGGATCTGCCTTCTTCGCAGGCGAAGTGGCAACCTATGCCGATCTCCCGCTCGACGGCACGGCGGCACTCAATAGCCGCTGGCTCGTCCGGTCGAATTCCGGAACGTGGCCCTTCAGCTCCTACAAACAAGCCGGCGTCTATGTGCGCAAAGCTACCGTCGGCGCCTCCCGCGACAACGACTACCAGCTCACCGACACGTCCTTCTTTGACGTGATGAGCGACAGCGCGTTCCTCATCTACGACGACGGAGACGCCACCAAGAATCTAAAGTTCCAACTCTCCGGCATCACCACCGGCACCACCCGCACGCTCACCGTCCCCGATGCCTCGGGAACCATCGCGCTGACCGGCCAACTCACCGACACCAAAGTCTACACCGCCAACGACACGTGGACAAAACCCGCCGGAGCCAAGCTCGTCCACTACTTCATCGTTGCCGGAGGCGGCGGCGGCGGATCGGGTCGCCGCGACACGACAGCCAACAACGGCGGCGGCGGCGGCGGTGGCGCTGGCGGTTCAGTCAGTGTTGGTTGGATTGACGCAGCAGCACTCGACAACACTGTAACAGTCACAGTCGGGGCTGGTGGCGGCGGTGGCGCTGGAAATCGCCCCAACAACACCAGCGGCAGCGCCGGAGGCGGAGGCGGCGCAAGCAGCTTTGGGGCAATTACGTCTACTGGCCCAAGCGGCGGCGCGGCAGGTTCCGGCAGCGCAGGCGGAACAGGTCAAGGCGCATCTTCGGGTTTAGGTCTCTATTATGCAACCGCTGTAGGCCGCGGCGCAAGCAGCGCCGGAGGTTTCACTGCCAACGCGACAGCCGCCGCTACGGCGACAGGAACAGCCGCTGGTGGAGGAGGAGGCGGCGGCAAGCAGGCCACGACTTATTACAACGGCGCCAACGGAGGCGCGGTTGGAAACGTCACATCTACCGCAGGCGGCACGTTTGTTGCCAACGCCGCAGGCAATGCCGGAGCAACATGGATCGGCGGCTACCTTGGCTCCGGCGGCGGCGGCGGATCTACGGGAACCGGCGGACAAGCCAACAACGGCGGCAACGGCGGACTCTACGGAGGCGGCGGCGGCGGCGGCAGCGCCTGCGACAACGACGCTGGCGGCGAGGGCAAAGGCGGCGACGGAGCGCAAGGCGTCGTCATCATCACAACCTATTTCTAACCATGGCCGAGCAATACGCCATCCTTGATCAAGCCAACGGGCACCTCGTCAACGTCGTCCTCTGGGACGGCGACACCGCGAAGTGGCAACCGCCCGCCGGAACATCCGCCGTCCGCTTGGCCGACATCGACCTCGCCACACTTCCGCCCGCACCCGCACCGGAAGCCGAGCCGATCACCGCCGAAGAACACCTCCGCAGTGTCGGCCTCGCAGGCGACCGCCAGCCCACACTTTTGTATCTGCGCCAAAGCCTCACCGCCGCAGGCAAAACCTGCGCCGAGCTGGACGCCGTCGAAGCCTACTTGCAGCAAGTCCTCACCATGTTCGCCGCCAATCCGGCGCCGCGCAACGACTGGCCGAATCCCAGCGTCACTTTCGAAGCCGCCGTGCAGTCGGCCATGAACGCACTCAACAGCTAATGCGCACCGTCACCTTACAATCTATTCTCCTCCGCGCATGGCAGCGCGCCGGAAACGATGGCAGCGACATCGCCAACATCCCATCCGGCGCAAGAACCATGATGACCGCCGCCGCCAACGAACGCATCGCCGACTGCTGGGAGTGGGCCGATTGGCCTGAGCTTATGCGCGTCGAAGAACGCACCGTCGAAGGCAACGACACGACCGGCTACTTCATCCCCTACGAGCAAACCGGCGAGACCGCCATGGGCGAAGTCTTCGCCGTCCTCCGCGACAACCCAGCAACACACGTTGCACCTCGCCAGATTGGCTACACGCTCTTGGGCGACAACGTCCGCTTCCCGCAAAGCACCGATTTACCAACCACCGTCTGGGTCAACTACCGCATCCGCCCGACCGAATACAGCGCGAGCAACCTCACCGCGACCGTGCCCGCCGTCATCGCAAAAGCAGTCGGTCTGATGCTGAGTGCAGATTTGCTCCAAGAGGACGGACAGACCGACAAAGCACTCGCCATGGAACAGATGGCCGAGTCCGAGCTGATCTCGCAGCGCGACAAATACTATTTCCAACAGGGCCAACCCTCCATGTGGACGGCCCGCGTCAACCAATACTAACCAACCAACACTATGGGATTCCCTAACAACAAAATCACCAACGGACTGAGCGGCGGTATCTACATCGCCGACACTACGGCCCGCACCGGCGACTGGCTCGCCATCCAAGTCCTCGCCGACGCCAAGTTTCACACCTTGACCGGCAACATCACCGGCGTGGCCAATACGACAGAAGCCAGCGCCCCCGTCATTCCGGCAGGCAGCACGCTCTTCGGCAAGTTCACCGCCATCGACCTGCACAGCGGCCGCATCATCGCCTACACCGCCTAATGATCTTGGCGCCCACATTGTCGCTCAACACACCGGCTCGCGGATACGACGCCGACGCCACGGC